ATAAACACCTTTTATTAATCAACTATGCAACGCGTAAATGTGACGGACGTACATACCATGATGGTGCAACGCACTCCTGCACCTTAATTTCCCGTGTTTGTTTCACAATCACAGGAGAGAATTTAGAAACATTGCATTTCTGCGCAATGTCGATACCAATTTTTCGTAACCGCGCCCGATGTGTCTGAACCTGTTTTTTGTTGAAGTCAAATACATGACCGTGAAACCACTGTATTGCATACATTGCGGTAGTATTTGCTGCACGGGTGGTTTCAACAACCCCACTACTTACAAGATGATCACTGATAGTTTCAAAGTCCATAGCATTCACCGATAACTTTTTATCAAGTTCAAGAAAATCAGAATGTAACTTATTTAAAATGGAATAATCAGAAAGCCCCCAGTAATTGAGCGCATTCTTTTGCAAAAATCTGGATTTCAGCTTTTGCTCAAACCTTACGACCCCATTCTCTTTGCAGAAAGATATAATATCGAGTAGGTAATTGTATTCCCGAGATTGTTCGGAAAAACGATTCTTTATCTTTGTCAAAGAATGGAGTTCCATTTCATGAGCTTTATTGTAAACCGTTGGATATATGAGGTTTACATTGCCTTTTTTAGACAGCCAGTCAACGGATTTTCCATTGGAGTGTAGCCGTGGAACGCTGTTCCTGTAGGGTTGCGTAGATAAACCTGAAATATAGTCATCTTCATTCCCCTTACCTGCCGCCCTGTTCGAGGTGATATGTACTTCTTTAATAATTGCACCGTCAGCAACAAGAGGTGCTTTCTCATTCTCTTTTGCCTGGCCGGGCATAAGCCTCTTACATTTCGTAAACTGAGGTAAACCTATTTCAGCAAGGATCGTATTGAAAACCGATACACAGGAATCCAAAGTTGGAAGGCCAAATAAATTATCAAGACGCCCCCACCGGGAAGGATTTCCAGAGACTTTCAGCAATGAGCCTCGGATAGAGATCGAAACAACCATCACAAAAAGATCCTTTGTGCTGAAAAGTTGGCTGACTCAGAGCTGACGCTTCCCCGCTTTCGAGGTGGATGCGCTGATAGGCAACATCACTCAAAATCGGTAGCTGAAAGCCAAAATCCTGTTCAATAGTCAGCCAGTCAAAAAACATTGAACACTCACCCTATACATGTATGCAGTTACGAAATGACAAAAATCTATCACGCATTACGCATGTATACAAGCATAATGATATGAGCGCATAAGTGTTTAACTATAATGACGGCAGAATACGACTGGAGAGCATAAGTGTTTAGCTTTATGCCAGCAGAAAACTACTGAGGTGTGGATTGACATCCTCCCCCACCTTCGCACTTCGTGACTCAGGAGGGGGATTCCCATTAGTGGGTGACGGCTGATTGCTCAGCGTCTGGTTCCTGCTTCAACGGGCGGTCTGACTGCATCGTCCCTCCACAGGCAAGTACGGCGTGCCCCGCCGCTAAAATGTTACGAGCGCCATTTACATCGGCGTTCGCTGTATATCCACATACCTGGCATCTGAATTGACTTTGTGACAGGCGGTTTTCTTTCGCTGTATGACCACAGCACGCGCAACGCTGGCTTGTGTACGCTGGCGGAACAGCAAGCACCTGACCTCCACGCCAGAGCTGTTTGTACTCAAGCTGGCGGCGCATTTCATACCAGCCCTGATCCAGTATCGAACGGTTTAAACCTGATTTTGCCCGGACATTGCGCCCCGGCTGGCTGACCGTACCCGCTGCTGACTTTGACATGTTGCTGACCTTCAAATCCTCAATGACTATCATTGCGTGGTTTTTGCTGACGGTCGTTGTGACTTTATGAAGGTAGTCTCTGCGGATATTTGCGATACGGGAATGCAGACACTGTATTTTGCGTTTCTGCTTCTGCCAGTTGTTGCTGAATTTGACCTTGCGGCTTAACTGTCGCTGAAGTCTCGCCAGCTTCTTCTGGTTTTTCTGAAAACTGTTTACAGGTTCAAAGACTGTGCCATCTGACAGCGTGGCGAGTTTAGCCACGCCAGCATCCAGACCGACTATCGTTGTGCTTGTGTGATTTGGTTCTGCCGTTTCAATTTCAACCTGAAACGAGATATACCACTGTCCCGCTAACTGACTGATTGTCGCATTTTTGATTTTACCGTTCACACGTTGAGATTGCCGGAATTTTACCCACCCAAGACCTGACGGTAGCTTCACTCTGCGATTTTCAAGGCAGCAATATTTCTCAAAGTTCACAAAACGGATTGAGTCTCTGCCCTCATTTTTTCGTTTCCATACCGGAGCCTTAGCTGCGAGCTTTTTATCAAAACAACGTTTCCATGCGGTATGCAGGTCTTTCAGCTTTTGTTGCAGATTGTCGGTATAGGCATCCTGTAAGAAGATGTATTCCGGCATTTTTTTCCACACTGTAATCACTCCGGTTCAACTCGAAAGCCGAAGGTAACTTTTCGCCTGAGTCAAGTATGCGCTTTGTCTCCGCAAGACCTAAATTCCAGACAAAACGGGCGCAACCGCATAACTGCCGCAAACGCTGCGACTGTTCAGGCGTTGGTTCCAGTCTGAATTTGTAGGCTTTCAGGATTAGCATCATCATTCAGTGTGTAGCTAGATTTTCTTGCAATATTACTGCTTTTACGGCCAACCTCAATGCAAAAATATAAAATCAATCGTTCAAGACATGCTGCCTTCCTTTTGCATGTTCATCTTCGTCTTTGTAACAAAATACCGTCGAAAGATACTGGGAGAGTTACACTGTGCAGCCATTTCATCAGTATGCAGGCAGAAGTGCTGCCGTGATTTTGGGGCGAGGAACTTAAAGAAAGTAACGGAGACGTACGATGATGTCCACATGCTGATCGAATACCCACCAACAGTGCAGCTTTCGGTACTGGTTAACTCACTGAAAGCAGTGACATCCCGCCGTCTGCGAAACGAATTTCTTGATTTGCGGGGGGCATACGGAAAAGCCGTGCTCTGGTCTAGGTCATACTTTGCTGGCTCCTGCGGAGGTGCGCCGCTGGAAGTTGTTAGGCAATACATTCAACATCAGCGTGGCTGATCACCCTTCGGGCTTTTCAAGCCCGTCCAAATTCCCCTCCCGCCTTATGTCGGCGGGAGTACCCTTTGGAAGTTAAGATGGCAACTCCAAAACGAACAACTATGGCTATCGTGGCTGAACGAAAGCTAAAACTCGAACGGCTGGCGATCGATGCCAGTCATACCGCTGGACGTGCGATCACTTGGACTGATATCGTTAATCATCTGATTGATAATTATGCAAAAGATACAGAAAAGGATCTGATTCACACAACCAAGTCCAGCGAGTAAGATTAGAAAAATACCGTGGGAAACCACGGTAAAGTTCGGGTGTCACAGAACCCCGAACCGCTTCGCGTGCAAATGCACCCACAAATTCAACAGCACAAAGGAAATGCTACATGGCAACTCTTACGATACCCGTCTCGCTTTGTATTTATGATGATGTGAGTCTTACTGTATATCCTGTGAAAACAGGATTTGTTCCACCTGATAATCGGGAGGGATTTTCCTGTCTGAGCGCCCTTCTCACCAACGTTCCCCCCGCTGCGCAGGGAGAACGCCGGTGCTACGGGATTAAAGCAGGTTAACGACGCGGGCGCGAATGAGAATGTACAGCGTGCGCTTGTTGGCATTTGAGCTTTTGGACGTGAAAAGCGCACCAATTAAGGGAATTTTTGATACCCACGGTACAGATGAATCACTGTCGCTTTCCCTGTTATCTACCATCCCGCCAAGCAGAACTGTCTGGCCTGATTTTAGCTGAACGGTTGTCGAAATTGAGCGTGTATTTGTGATGATGTCAGAAGCCGTTTGCGAATCAGAAATACTATCCGCATTTGTCGAAACATCCATGATTAACAATCCTCCGGGTGTCACGACCGGAACAACCTTCAGTGAGATCCCCACATCATGACGTTCGATCGTCTGGAATGGATTGTTAACATTTGCAGCTTCTCCCGTAACCCGCCCCGTCACAAAAGGAACATTTTGCCCTGCTGTAAATGTTCCTGGTTGACCTGACATCGTCAGAATGCGTGGCATTGATAAAAGCGTTGATTTACTCGATGTTTCAAGCGCTTTCAGGCTAAGCCCCAGAATGTTCCCGTTAAAAATACCAAAGGAACCGCCAGTGCTGGATAAAACAGACGTGAGACGGTCAGTATTGATCCCTCCCGCAACCGGACTGCCGGAAGGATCCCCCGCAGCAAATGAAAAATCAAAACCATCGGAAGCCGTTGTTTCAAAAATGACTGATTCAACAAGAACCTGAGTTCTTGGCACATCAACAGAAGGAAAAAATGCTGCAAGTTCTTTGTGTTGTGATGCTGATGCCGTTACAAGCAAGAATATTCGCCCCATCAAAGGATAAACTTTAGTACCAGCAATATTTTCCCCCTTCAGGAATATATCAATAACAGGTGCGAGATCCTTTGCTCTGACGTTATTGACCGGATACGTCTGAGTAATCAAATTGGCACGTATCTCAGGTTTAGTGAAAAAGTCTCCAGTTGGAGGAGGAACATCACCATCATAAGAAGATGCCGGAACCGGCTCTGAGAAAGAATCGGAATATTCATACGTATTACGGTTAAATTTTTGAACCACAGCAGGATTACCCGGACTGAGGTCAAAACCGTTCGCCCGGAGAACCGAAGTAAAAAACTGAGGCAGTTCATCTTTGGTGACATCCGCTGAGTAAACCGTAATTTCCCCTTTTACGTCTGGTGAAATAATCACAGGCTTTCCGGTTGTTTTTGAATACCATGAAACAAACTCCCTTACTGGCGCATTATTCAGTTCAACAGGGATAGCAAAGCTCTGAAATGACAATACACAAAGCAAACTAGCAAGTAACTTTTTCATGTTTCCCATCCTTAATAAGCTCTACCGAACAAGGTGTTATATAGACCATGCGAAAACCGTCTTTAATTAGATCGTCAGATGCAATTTTTTGCTTCTTCGCATCCATAAACTCAAAACCAACTGCATTTCCCATTCGATATGATGTTGTTATTCTCAACTCTGATGGTTTATAACGGGATGTGATAATCTGCGTCGTTACTGGTTTTATCTGAGGTGTCGCTTCCGGCTTGGACAGACTGAGGTACGTGAATGCTGATACAAAACCACAAAACAGGCACAATACTCTGGAATATTTCTTTAAATAGATTCTGGTGAGTCTCATATAAAACGTAGCGTCCCTCTTTACGGCATACCTGCCATGTGAAAGATATGGTGTCAGGTATGAAAATGATGAATGCTCATAAGCATCTGAAAATGCCTGTTTGGTATCATAAGCGGCATAAAGGTCACGCCCCGTATAAGTCCAGCGTTCTACGGTCATTGACTGCGGAGAGTCACCATATTTAACAATCCCGACATGTACTTTTGGTAGCGGAAGTTTTGATCCCGTTATTACACTATAAATTGAGCCAATAAATGGAATTGTGATTTTATCGAGGCGTCGGCAATAAACGACATGCTCTGCCAGTGCCACACGAGCTTGCTTATCCATGATGGATAAATCCTGAATAAGAAAAATAATATCCCAGCCCAGTTTTCTGGCATGTAAAAACCAGTTAATTACGGACTGTCTTTCTTTATCAGCCCATGAGCGTGAGTTAAACCATGTCCCACATTCATCAAGAACCAGTAATCCATTTTTATTTTCATCATAGGAATTATTGCCTCTCCCGATTGCCAGTAAGTCATCCAGTGATGGTTTATCAGGTATCCGTATTACATCCGGTGACTTTGCAAATATACCCACTCTCGGTAGCTTATGAATGCGCAAATCGAGATTCGTAGCCACCCTGCAACCAGAAACAATTTTGTCCTGGATTTTACCGACAGCGACAAGTGTTTTACCTGCACCAAGTTTTCCCGTTACGACATATACAGCCATTATGATTTATTCCAGTCAAGATATCCTATAATTCTGTCTTTAACGTCAAAAATAAAAACTGCTGCTTTAAGAGAAAAAATCGCATACAAACACGGCGCAGCATTAGCCGGAACAACATAAGAGACTGCGCTGGCAATTTCAGGTGGCAATACAGAAGTAAGGTCTGAAAGATAAGAAACTAACAATCCATTCAGACCGATAATAAGGCCAAGAAATAGCGAAATTGCAAGTGCTATTCTGGCGATTCCCAATGTGAAAAATTTTGCAACGTATGCAATAAGAGCACCTGCAAGCCATCCAATAAATCTTGCCAGAACAGGAAGCCCCAGAAAAACTGGCATGGTTATCCCCTTCCCTTACGTAATATTCCAGAAAAAGAATCGTAAACAGTAACGAATGTCCAGAAATATAATATGAAAGCAAAAATCCCTTTAAACATATCAATGTATTTGCACTCAATAATAAATTCGTACTCTTTGCCGGGAGCAAATACAAATGGTGTACATTGTTTAAATTCAGGTAAGGCAGGAAATAATCCGTCTTTCAGAAATGAGAGCGAGTCCAGCAGAGGCGATTTGTCACCCTCACCAATTGCATTCATAGCAGCTGATGAACCTGCAAACTCACCAGAAATTGCAGAGCCGTTGCCAACAAGTCCACCTATGCTGTCGGAAAACCCGCTTAAAGAATCCAGTGTTCCCTGTACAGAACCATCAAGAGATGCCCCGGTATCGGCCTGCAAAGCTGACAAGTCAAATGATTCAGTCAGTGCATCTTTATTGGCGTTTGCCATTTTGACGTAATCAAAATCACCTGTTCCGTTGCCATTATTCCCGGTTCCGCCACCATCATTGCCTGACCCGCCTGACCCGCCTGACCCGCCTGACCCGTTGCTACCCTGATAATTAATATTCGACTGTATCGTTATATTTCTGGAATAAGATGGCGTAACCGTATCAGTTATCAAAACAGCACGTGAGGCATCACACTTATTCTGAAAAGTTTCCCAGTTCATTATGCAGACATTTGATGTGTCATAGGAAACTTGTTTTACATTAACGGAATAAGAATAGTTAATGTATGTCGGGTTATTCACGTCAGATTGTTTTGATTCCACATTATAAGAAACAGCCTTATAACTGTTCTGTAGTATTTTAACATGATTGCCGTCACTGTCGGTTTGCTCAAACCACATATCAGGCTGGTTATAATCAGCCTTTACCGTTTCCGTAATGTTAGCAATGGCAATTGAATCAGCATTGTTAGACAGATAATACCCTGAACACATTGTGCAACTGGCATTTGTATAAAGCGAAAACTGAGAACCTATTGAGTCAGATTTAACCACATTAGCAGGAATGCTCAGAGTAGATAAGTCAGACGGTAAATTCACAGTCTGCCCGGGTGTTACTGTATCTGGCGTAGAATTGTTTCCTGAGTCTCCATTACTACCCCCGCCAGATGAATTATCATCACCACCATTGCCAGAGCCATCAGCAGCACGAACAGGCGTCCAGTGCCCATTACACGAAGTATCATTATCATAACCGATACCAATACCCGAAAGTTCGTAAATGCAGTTTTCAAAATTTGCATAACGTGAGTCTCCTTCTTTCCAGACATTACTTAATGTGCCATCAAATGCGGGTTTACTTAAACATTCAGCGTCTGTAGTTGCATGGGTAAAGAAAGGAGCAAAAAATAAAGCAATAATTATTTTCTTCATTTATGCTACCTTAATAAGGGGTGGCAGACGCCACCCAAATGAATGGTTGAAGCGAAATAATGTTGAATTAGGATGCGCGGCTTACAAATTTCTTAAAGAGCTTAATTCCCACCGTAGCACCAACAACAAGAACAACAAGCGCCCATGCGTACCCGGACATTTCGGTTGCCTGAGCGGTTAAAGAATCAAAAGCAGCTTTAGCCTGACTGGTTGCATCATCTGCTGCAAAGGCAGATGAACCAATAACCAGAGTTGAGCCAGCAATGATTTTTGCAACGACTGATTTTTTCATGTTGAAACCTCAGATAGTTTTTTAAACACCAGAATAGAATGGGATATAACCCATCCAATACAATAAGCAGCAAAGAAGTAAGATAGTGCACTCATCTTTGACCACCACTAATAACGCCAAGGCCAAAACAAATAACAAGCCCGGCATTAAATATTAATTGATACAGAGAATCGAAGTCTGTTGCAGACATGTTTATTCCAGAAGTTCAAGAAGCATGTCTACGTTAAAACCACGGGATTGCTCACCTGTTTGTTTATCTGTATATGGAAAGCTACGTTCATAACCTGTAATTCGGCAGTGAATATCTGCTATCTCATCCCCCACACGGCCAAGTGATTTCTTGGACTTAATGCGTATAACTGGAGGGAAACTATATGCGTCAGCGGCAGGAGAAACCACTGTAGTGTAATAATAGCCGCCGCCGTTATTAAATCGTTTGATTTTTCCGGTAACAGTGGTTTCCAGATTTCCTAACTCACTCAT